TATCTTCCATTTATTAGTTGAGCATTTAATACAAGGCATATTTTATAATTTAGTGCAAATTTACATTTTTATTCCGTACTTAGCAGAGCTTTTATAGATATTGTCATTTAAAAAGAAATGGAAGTTAAACCCATAGCGAAGGGTATCCACAAAGTCAGCTCTCTGAGTTGCATCGTCTCGCTTATCCTTTAATAATCCACCGTCTGCATCCTTTTCGGTATTTTGTAATTCAAATATAAGGGTCTCCATGCTAGGGTCTATGATTATATTAGGGTGGTGGTATAAGATATAGTTAACCAGTTCTACGCTATCTTTGACTTTTGGGTTAACCGTTGGCGTTTGAAGTCTCCTACCTAAGTTGAAAGCCTTATTAAGTTGCAATAGATTGGACAAACCTGCAGCTGTTCGTTGGCTTCCCGTTGCATCTGCCGTTATACATAGCGAATGTATATGGTTAGGGTAGTTGGCTTTTATAAAGTCAATTAGTAGCTGAGTGTTATGAATGCCGTCCTTTGGTTTAATCTTAATCTCCCTTAGTCCTCTTATCTTATGACCTTCGTTGTCTCTATAAACTTGCCATACAGTACACGCTAAAGGGTCGTTGTTAAAATCTATCCACAATAGCAAAGGAATACCCGATACCATTTCAGTTTTGCCGACGTGCTTATTTACGTCAAAGGTAGGGAACGCTGGGCTTTGTACCTCTCTAATTCCCCATTCACCTTTTGCATACGGTAAGTATTTAGCTGAGTTGGTAAATTTTAAGTTATGATAGTGCGCTTTACGTTCCGGTGGGCAAAATGGATTCTCTTCAAATGTAGTGTGAGTTGCTCGGTACTTAATAGATAGCTGCTTAATTGCTCCATTCTCGACGTAATCAATTATCTTACTATGGGTAAATGACTTATCCGCTGTATGACTGAACCAATCCTTCCATAACCACCAGTCCTCTTTTTTATTAACTCCTTTTGGCATTTCGGGATTAAACATAAACACCACTTTTGTTTTGATAAAGTTATGTCTCAGCGTGGTTAGTATCATTGTCATGTCCTCACTCGTAATTTGGTCACCCTCTTCTATTAATGCCATTGTAGGGTTCATTAATGACTTGAGCTTTGCAGGTTCGTCAAGACCTCGACATATAAAAATACCATTGTCTAATATTGAGCGGACTTCCATAGGACTTTTGGAGCTATCAAAGTATGGATCTAGTCTCCATTCTTGAATAATATCCAATACGTTTGAGTAAATAGAATCCTTAATAGTATCTTTTACCTTCCGGATTAAGATACATTTGAAGTCCTTTCGGGTCTTTGTGTAATCGTATAAGGCTAATTGACTCCCTGCTTTTGTTTTGCCAGAGTCTCTAGTTCCATATAAGAACTCTATTTGAATGTCATTATCTTCAAATAGGTGCTTATAGCATGGTAAAATCTTATTTACTAGCGTTCTAGTAGCTTGCACTATTCAATTATTATGTTTATGCTTTCAACTGTGGTCTTTTGCTCTATTTTCTTTGGCATTTCAAATCCTTCTATCTTTGCGAGCAATGCTGCTATCCTAGAGTAAGTTTCTGCGTCATCGCCCTCTTTTGACTGTATGAATTTATTGTAAGTCAATTTAGCTACATTAGAGGTCATTTCAACGAATTTCTCCCTGGTTAGTATATTAGCACTATCTTTTGCTTTTAACGTCTCTATAAGGTTCTTTTCCCTTGCATTTTGGATTTTTGCTTTAGCTTCTGCAATGTATTCGGCTATTGTAACATTTTGTAATAAGCCGTAACTTTTGACTCTTGCACTTTCGCTGCTGGCTTTTGGATATGCCTTTTGATAACTAACTATAGGGTCGTTAGTAATGATATACTCGTCTGCAAATACTTTGTGCTTATTGCTTTGAATCATATTTATTCGGTCTGCTCTATAATTAAAACGGCGTTTCCTCTTTTTTAGGCGCTACAGAAATAGTTTTGCTAGAATCTATGAACACTACCTTTCCATTACCTGAGAATATTCTAGTGGCTTTTGATTCTCTTTCTTCTTTTGTTTGACCTATCCATTCGCTTACATTGTTTCCGAAATTATCTAATCGGTCATTTATGCTTATAGTAGTAGATATTCCTTTGCCATTCTTTTTGGCTGCTTCTAAAAGTGCTTCTAATTGTTTGATGCTTCTGTAGTGATTGATTAACATATTGATTTTTTTTAAGTGGTTTATTTAATTACTTTTGCAAAGATACTAATTTATTTCTTCAACTTCTAGGCTTTTTTCAAAGTCCAAGCATTGAGTTTCGGTCATTAATATCATTTTATACATAACTGAAATCATAGTAAATATCTTTTCGTTTGATAGGTCTTCAAATATTGCATTGTAGTCTGGAGTCCGTCTTTTTATATCCAGCTTTAATATATTGGCTTGGTTTCTTATAGCGTTTAGCTTATCCCATACGCTCCTATCTATATTTGCCTTATTGGTAAATTCCACTTCGTACTTGAGCATTTCTAGGTAGTGAGTTATTCTATACAATCTTAATGCATCTTCATTCATTTGTTTTGGTTTTAATTACTGAGAAGGTTAGTTTACGGTTGTCCTTAATCTGTTTGAACATATCCAAATATAAATAATCGGTATCAATTGTATTAAGGTATTCGATTAACTTTTGCTTACTTATTCTTAGCTGACCATAGTATCTAGGATTTCTTAATTTCTTTTGCCCTTCTATTGCAGGTTCTCCGAATATGCCTTGAGGGAAGTTGATTTTTGTTTCGTCCATTGTTTTTATTTAATTACTTTGCAAAATTACAATTTTTATTTTTAAATTTCTTTATTGTTTATGTAGTTGGTTATTTCGGTTCTGAACTCTTCAAAGCTGCGGCAGATAATATACTTATACTTAGTCAACTTTACCTTTTTTTCAAATGCTTTCTGGCTTTGAGATTGCACTCCTTTGTCTGTTTTTAGCTCAATTAGCAGTCCATTATACTTATCATTTCCGAATAATAGAATCAAGTCTGGGAATCCAGCTCGGCATCCTAATCTTTTAAATAGTGCACCTTCAAATTTAGTTCTGCGACCTCCATTGGGTGAGTGATGCAATATGTACATCGGAAATTGCAAATCAAACCATTTTATGCAGGCTTCTTGGATTGAATCCTCTAAATGTTTCATATATCTAATCTATTTAATGAGTAATTATTTTCCTTTGCCCATAGCGGCTCTAATTCTATTTTACTATGACATTCTCTACATACACCTAAAAAGTAGCTTATATCGGTCAATAACTTGCCTATTCTCCCTTTTTTATGATGTACTTCCGTTGCTAATTCTTTACAGCCTTTGACCTGGCAAAATATTAATGATTCTAAAAATACTTTCCTAACCTTCAAATATTCTTTATTGTCAACCTTCCTTTTATTGCTAATTTTCTTTATAGGCTCAGGACTTTCAAACCAATTAAAAAAGCAACGGCAGCCACTTGTACCTAATCCGAATTTAGAAAAATAGACTTTCATGCCTCCACGCTCAGCATATTCTAATTCTTTACCGCAGCCTTTAAAGTTAGCAGCCTTGCCAGTTCCTTTACACTTTTTTAAAATGGACATTCTAAACTTTTATAGTTAGTGATTATTTCGGTTTTTTCTCGTTGTAACTTCTCTTTAATTGCATTACGCACAAACTGAGCTACGTTAACATTATACTCTTTTAATTTATCTAAGGTTTGCTTTTGCTCTTTTGATATTCTTATATTTAAGATTTCAGTATTTATGCCCATTTAGCTTTAATTTGTGTTACAAAATGTTCGTAAAGCAGCGAGTTACAGGCAAGTGTTAGCACCCTACTAAAATAATGACAATTGCACATTATCATAGTTTGTTTTATGGTTTGACCAAATAGCTTCAACCGTTTTATGTTTTGAACCTGACATTGTTTTTATAGGTAAAAATGGTAGCCAAGTTGCTTTTGTGTTTTCGCAAACTATCACTTGTCCGTTTCTACTTTTACACCATTCTGCCAAGTTTTCAAAGTTAATATTTTTACTACTTTCTTTGTAGTGTTCGCCACCAAACATATACGGTGGGTCTATAAAGTAAGTAGCTTCTACATTTTCAATATCTTCATACGTTCCTAATATTATATTCCAGTGCCTGATTTTAAATAATGATTTTGCTATACGTTTTAAATCTCGTTCCACATTAACACCTTCAAAGCTACTCACATTCATTCGTGGACTTTCTAATCCATTACAAACCAAAAAACCTAAAAAGTTCTGCTCTACTTCTGATAAGTATTTATGGTCTTTAATGCTTTCACCACGTTTTAATTTTGGCAATTTTAAAATATCATTTTCACTTGCTTGTTGTAAATACTTCCAAGTATCAATAAGCACTTTGTATTTATCTACAATAGTTACTTGCTTTTCAAAATACTTTAATGAATATTTTGCACAACCAGCAAAAGGTTCAATAACATTATCAAATTTTGGTGGCGGATAACAACCAACCATTTTACTTTTACTTCCGTAGTATGACCACATTTTTATTTCGTTTTTAATTAACACACACCTGCCTGTAACATTGGTTTTGCAATATGGTGGCAGAAGTGCTTCGTATGAACATTTTTACTTTAATCAACATTTGTGCTTCGTATCAGCAGTAGTGCTAAAAAGCCACCACATCGCAAAGCCACAAAACGTTATAATCAATCATTAAATGGGTCTATATTTTTTGCAGTTATCCAATTATGATTGTCCCATGTTGAGCTTTCATTGACCGTAGGGTCATTCGGTTGAAAGTCCTCTTCAAACCTTCCATTTTTAAAATTATAGCAATGGTCAGCTATTCCTTGCTCACCTAAATTCTTAAACTTTACTTTTTGTATTGATATAGAACCTTTGTTTATAAATACTCTATTCCCATCTTGTTTTCGGCTCATTGCTATTCCATAGTCAGTTTTATTCCAAAAGTCTGCCGAACCTGCTATATCATACATAGTAGGCATAGGAAATTTCCCGTCTTTGTCCTTTTCCAATTTACGAGGGTGTGCAACCAAGTGAACTAATACGTCGTTAACCTTTGCGAACCAGATTATTTTATCGAGTACCTGTGAAATGTAGTCTAATTTAGTTTGACCAGCTCCTAGCCTGTATTCTAATTTATTGAATGGGTCAATAACACATATCTTAACACCTTTTGTTTTGACTAGATATTTGAACTTATCTAATATGTTTTCGAGCGTAAAGTCATTGTCTAGGTTGACCCAAAAGAAGTTTTTAGCTATGTATTCGTGAGCTTCCCAAAATTCAGCTTCAGTTAAAAAGTCCTTTTTGAATGTTTTGCCTGTTAGCTTTTCGGCTATTTTAGAATAATGGTATTGAGTAGGGAAGTTTTCAGGTGTCCAATAGGCTACTTTCCAGTTATGCTCAAAGTTTAGCTTACAATTTACCATATCCACAAATTCTGACTTTCCAGAGCTGGGAGTTCCGGTCCACGTTGCTAGTCTTTTAGTCTCCCATGTAATTAATCCATCTAACCATTTTAAGCCTGTATGTTTGCCCTTTTGCATTCCTTTTTCATACAAGTCCATAATATCAGATAGGTAGTCTTCAGCCTCTAATATACCTTCTATTTTTGGGACTCTGGCTTTTGATATGAACTCTTTTAAAACTCCATATCCGTTATTCATTAGGCAGTCATTAGCGTCTTTGTACTCGTTAAATTCCACTATGTAACATTTCTCAAAACCAAAACGTCTTATCAATTCAGCTCGCAATTCTAATCCTTTTTCGTCATTGTCAACCGCAATATAGATTTTTTCCATAGGGTCAAATAGATTTATGGTCTCATCTAGGTAGCTCATTTTGCCGACATTTGCACCGTTGGGAACTGATATTACATTGCTAAATCCGTCTGCCATAAAACTAAGTGCGTCCCACTCACCTTCAACTATTATAATCTCTTTAGTGTTTAGAATAGCATCATAGTTATACCATATCAATTCAGCTCCTTTAGATAGTTTGAAGTTCTTTTTGCCGTCTCGATACTTTACATTAATAAGTTTTCCGTTCCTGTAATAAGGAAAACATATACAGCGTTCTATCTTATTTGATTGTGGCATAAACTCCTCTGCGCTGCTTATTTCCATTTTAATTAGCGTTTCACTGTTAATCATTCGAGAGTGTGCATATTGCACCGCCTTTTCACTTAGCTGAGTTTTATTTTCAAACTTCGGCATCTCATAGAATACTTCTTTTGAGTACGGCTTGTATTCATGGAATCGAGACTGGCAATGGTTGCAATATCCTTGTGCTTTTTCCGCATTATAGCTGAATGACTTTGCGCTCTTTTTTCTTCTATCCTGTGCGCAGTCTGGACAAGGTTGTGCATTCTCACCTTGCTTATGAATATCTATCTCAAAGATTCTATCTGAGCCTACTTTTTTTATTTTAATACTGTGGCTCATTATTTTGCATTTTTAATTCTTTTAACTTATTAGCTTCCTGTGTTTCCAATAAATACTCTTCCATTCGTTGCATATTAGTTTTATGAACATATCCAGGCGGATAGTCATTTACCTTTAAATGGTTTATTGGTTCTGCTTTTGATTCAGTTATTATAATAGTATCATTCCAGCTTTCATTATTTAGGTATGTAATAGGATTTTTTCTATATTGTTTATCTGGTGTACTTTTTACATACAAAGATAAAGTTTCTAGTATCTTTTGCCTATCTGATTCTTTTACCTTTTCAAACTTATCCTTACATTTTTTACTGTCTACTTTTTTATCATACAGTTCCCAGAATGATTCAAATGTAAGACAGCTATTTTCTATTTTATCTTTTTTTACTTCTTTATTCTTTATTATTTCTTTATTATTTATTATTCCTACAGGGGTATGCTCTATGGGTATGCTATCAGTACCCCCTATAGGGGTGTCGCTAGGGGTGACTATAGGGTCATCAATACAAGTCGCATCAATAAAGCCTTTTAGCTGTCTATCCAATGAATGTTTTTGTGATTTAAAGGCAAATTTAGCCATACCTTGCAATGGTATTTCTATTCCATTAAACTGAAATTCTAATATTGATAGTAGATAATTTAGTTTATCAGTATCATTTTCTAGTTCTGAAATTATATCAAAATAACTTCTATAAAACTTAAATTGTTTTCTATTTTTAAGTGAATCCATATTGTCGATTTTTAAAAAAGTAGGGCACGTTTGGAGAATCGACTAACCCACCATTGAAAATAGTGTTTGCAGTGCCCTTATTGTTAGATAAATAAATTCTATACATTATGTCGATTTGAATGCAAATATAATCAATTTTTTTTAAATAAATCAATTATTTTTTAGCAAATTGTACTTTAAATAAATCAATTATTTTTTAGCAAGTTATACTTTTCTGGCATTCTACCAGCCTTTTTTAGCCTGTAATAGTAAATAGGAATACGACCGTCATAGCCTTCGAGCTTTGTTTCGATTTGCCATTTAAAGACGTCTCTAAGCGATTTAATACGCTGCATTGGATTGTTAGCCTTGCACTTTCGCTTAATGTCATGAATGTAGCTCTTTTTATTATCTAAAAGATACTGAGCCACTAAGTGTACGCTGTTAATTTGCTTTTTCATTTAATTTTGGTTTTATTGGTGAATTTAATTGTCTATTGTACTGAGCGTCTTTCCTTCGCTGAATCCATTCACTTGAGGTCATTTTCTTTCGCTTGTATATGACTTCACGGTTTATGACTGGAGCGGAATCAATATAATGTATTTTTTCGTGCTTTACTTTGCTATAGCTATACGGATTTGGGTCTGTTATGCTATCCGCCCATGTCTTCCAAGCTCCGTTCTCAACTTCTCTTTTACGGTCAGCCGGACATTCATGTGATTTAGCAAAGGCTAGCATTCTATCTAGTAGCTTATCTGGTTTCATATAGTGCTATAAATTGAGCGTTCGGATATTCTTTTCTCCACTTGTTATAAGCCTCGCATACATCGCCTTCGTATGTTTTGCCTTCGCTATAGTAGTCTTTTTCGCTGGTCTTAAATAAAATATGTATCATTTCTTTATGTAAAATTTGTTATTAAATCTAAATACTTCCGTTTCATTGTTAACCCACCAATCTTTGAGAGTCTTGTACTTTAAACTATTTTTAGG